CAGCGCATGGCGTGAGCGACGACAGCATTAGCGCGGGGACCAACGGTGCCACATCCGCTGCTGCGACACGAACGCTGACCTCGTCCGGAGCCACATTCGATACGGATGGGGTCAAGGTTGGCAACGTGCTGGAGATCGCCGAGGGCGGTGCCGATGACGGGTTCTACATCATCGTCGACGTTACTGCCACCGTGCTCACCGTCGACCGTGATTGGCCCACAGGCAGTTTGTCCAATCAGGATTTTACTGTCTGGTCTGCGAAGAAGGAAGCAGGCATCAATGGGGTCACGTCGGCGACGTCGCTGCGCACGTTCACCTCGGCTGGTGCGACCTTTCAGACCAATGGTGTGGCGGCTGGTGATGTGCTATATGTCAACGATAGTGGCACGCTCACCGACAACGGCTACTACACGATCGAGACGGTCGACAGCGAAACACAGGTCACCGTGGATCGAGACTGGCCAGCTGGCAGCAACACCAGCTTGGACTATACCATCTACGGCACCAACTCGCACAGTGCGACGCAGCTGGAGGCGCAAGCCGACGGTGCCACGTCTGTTCCGGCAACGCGTCAGTTTACCTCAGCACTAGCGACCTTCTCGACCAACGGCGTTCGGGCTGGCGATTCGTTGGTGATCGCTGGAACGGCCGGTGATGAGGGTATCTATACCATCGCATCGGTCGACAGCGAAACGCAGGTAACGGTCAGCGAGGACTGGCCTGCTGGTAGCCTCGGAACGATCACTTACGAGGTCTGGACGCTAAACCGCAAGGGCGACACCAGTACCGATGGCGAGTTCGTCGACACTGGCGCAGACTTCCAGGAGCAAGGCGTCAAGGCAGGCGATGTGCTCTACATCAACGATGCTGTGTCAACTGGCGACAATGGCTACTATCTCATCACCGGGCTGAAGAGCGGTTCGGAAGATACGACGCTGGAGGTCAACGTTTCGGCGTGGACCACCGGATCGCTTACCGACCTCAGCTACGAGATCATCTCCGGTTCGGTGACCTTCCAAGCGGCGACCAAGGGTACTTGGGCAACAGGTCTGCAGCTGCTCACCACCCGCAACGCTGGCGACAAAGACCTGTTCGACCTCGCTACGAGAGACTCGGATGGTGTTCTGCAGCTCGAGAAGCTCTTTGCCATGGATCGCTCCACCGTCGTGGCTGACACCGCAGCAAACAGCAGTCTGTGGACGGCGACGTTGGTTACCGGCCGTGGCGAGGTGGTGCCAGGCAAGACCACTATCGTCTCTGGTGGTGATGATGGCTATACCGGAATCGTGGATGGCGATTACATTGGTAGCGTGGCGACTGGTACCGGTCTCAAGTCGTTTCGTAATTCCGAGTCAATCGACATCAACCTCGTGGCAGTGCCAGGTAACACCTCCCAAAACGTGCAGGACGAGCTGATTGACCTGTGCGACTACCGTGGCGACTGTTTTGCCATCTTGGACATTCCGGACGATCCCACGGTCGACAGCGTGCAAGATGCGCTAGATTTTTCCAACGGGTTGTTGGGCAGGACTACTGCGATGAACAGCAACCGCGCTGCTGTTTACTGGGCATGGCAGAAGGTCTATGACGAATTCCATGACGTGGATGTCTGGACTGCGCCGTCTGGCCATATGGCTGCGGTTTACGCCTACAACGACAATCAGCAAGGCGCGTGGTATGCACCGGCCGGCATGAAGCGAGGCAAGGTTATCGGTTCGACCGAGGCTAGGTTCTCGCCGGATCAAGACGAGCGAGACAGTCTGCAGAGTTCGGGTCAGGTGATCAACCCGCTCGTCAACTTCACTGGCGAAGGCATCTTTGCCTATGGTCAGAAGACCACCACACGCGTTTCCTCCGCGCTCGATCGCGTCAACGTTCGGCGCATGTTGCTGTACGTGGAGAAGGTCATCGCCACGGCCGCACGCGTGTTGGTGTTCGATCCCAACGACGAGGTACTCGATCGCGAGTTCGCCCAGCTTGCGGAGCCAGTTCTACGCGATGTCATGAGCAAGCGTGGCATCCGCGAGTGGCGTATCATCTCGGCCACGACCGATACCGATCGCGACAACAACAAGGCAGTGTTCCAACTCTTCATCAAGCCGACCAAGGCTGCGGAGATCATCGAAATTCAGTTCATCTTGACTCCGCAAGGTGCCGATTTCCAGGAGCTGGCTGCGTAGTCAACAGTCCCGTTAACCGAATCGTCAAAGGAGAAGTAAATTGGCTCTAACTAACCCACAAGCTGCGGATCACATTGCGGCGGAGGCCGGGACGTTTGAACCGCAGCGTCAGAACAACTTTAAGTTGGAGATCCCGCTTCCGGGAACCGACAAGGACTACATCTCTATGGCTCTGCATGGGTTTACTCTTCCGCAGCAGACCAACGAGGTGGTCGAGGTCGAGTTTCAGAACGAGACGCGCAAGGTGGCCGGCAAGGCAACTGTCGAAGAGGGTACGATGATCCTCAAGGACTTTGTCGACGTCGACACGTTGGGTGCTGTGCTGCGGTGGCGTAAGCAGGTTTACGACCCGCAGACCGGCAACATCGGCCGAGCCAGCGACTACAAAAAGACCGGGTATGTCATCCTCACCGGTCCGGATGGCGAAGACGAGCGAGTCGCAAAGCTCATCGGTGTTTGGCCATCTGCTGATCCGTCTTTCGACATGAACATGGAGGGCAGCGACAAGATCCTGTTGGAGGTGCCCATCCAGATCGACAAGAACGACTGGTCAGGTAGTATCGTTGGCGCCTAGTCAATAGAACCCCTCCCCGTCGTCGACGCTAAGCTAATCCACGTGAACAGGCTTGGTTTCTCCTCGGCGACGGGGAGTGGTTGTTGTTCATTCGTCAAACAAGCTGTCAAAGGAGAAGTCAATGGGTAAAGAATATGGCGGCGAGCTTATGCTTGCGTCTAAGGGGCACTTTTACGAAGCTGGTGATTGGGACGGTGTGCTGCATGTCGAGCCTTGGAGTACCAAGGAAGAGCAGCTACTGATCAGCCCAAACATCAACTTCAACGAGACACTTTCTCGTCTAATTTCCCGCCTGACTGACTGCCCTATCCCTCCTGAAAAACTGCTAATCATCGACAGGTACATGGCGTTCATCTTTATGCGCTGCCTGTCGTATGGTGCGGACTATTCGTTCGACTTTCGTTGCGAAGACTGCGAAGACCGAGTCGCGCACCATATGAACCTAGAGAAAGACCTCAACGTTGTGTACGTGGATAACGAGGACTTTCTCGAGTCTCTTGGTTTGGCTAGCGTGGACGAACTCCGAGAGCCATTCGACCTAACTTTGCCAATCCAAGGCATTACGCTCGGTTGGAGGCTTCTGCGCGGCAGCGACGAACGGTCTGTGGACAAGTACATTCGCCGCATGGCCAAAGGCATGGGGAAGCAGGCAAAGGGTGGGCGTGGTGATTATATCTATCGTGCGGCGCTGCGTATCGAGACGGTTGACGGCGAAGAGGTCGACATTCGCCAAGCCATCGAGACGGTAGAGTCGTTGAAGGGCAAAGACTCGTTGGCCTTTCGTCAGGCGATAGAGGCCATGTCGTTTGGTATCGACCCAGAGATAGACGTCAATTGCGAAAATTGCGGGTACCTGAACGAGGTACTGATGCCGATGGACAAACAGTTTTTTCGTCCTAAGCGGCGAGTTGCCTAGCGTGGAAGACCAGGCTAAGCAGATTCACGATCTTGTTTGCTGGGGTGGCTATTCATACAGCGATGTGATGTCAATGCCACCCTTTCTGCGACAGTTTCTTCTCACCTGTACAAGTAAATCGACTAAGACTAAATACAAATTCGAGGCTGACATCCACGGAGCAAAGCTGGAGGGCTAATGCCTCCCGACAAAGACTCACCTTTTTACAACGAAGCATACCTCGATATCGATCAGCTCAAGGGTGCCTTGAGCAAGAGCGAGAAGATGTATCTTGGTCTTGAGAAGTCTATCGACAAGACCACAGATGCGATCGAGAGTCAGGAAAGCATAGCACTTCGTGCGGCCAAAAAGGGTGTGGAGTGGCTTCGCAAGATGTTTCGCGGCAGGTCGCAGGCCCAGAAGCAAGCAGACAAAATGGGCCGAGACGAGCGTGGACGATTCCTAAAAAAGAAGAGAAGCTGGCGCGAGGAGCGGAGGGAATATCTAAAGCAGCAGAGAGAGCAACGGAAGGCCGACCGACGACGCACGAAAGTTGAAAGGGGTGGTGTCTTCAGGCGAGGCATAGGTGCGATAGGTGGCGCGATCACGAGCCCGATAGCCAAGATGCTTGGCATTGGTGCGTTGGTGGGCGGAGTTATTGGTGCTGTTCGTGCCTTCTTCCAGTTCGATAGAGTCGTTCGCCAGCTGAACACCACTATGGGCGACAGTGCTGCGATAATGCACGTATCCTCTGGTATGGTACAAGGGTTGACGGGCTACCTCAACTTATCGCGGGAGGAGATAGCAGCGATCACCAAACAAATGGGCGACCTACGTATTACCATGGACCCCAGGATGTTCCGCAGGCTAACCATGGACACCATCCACCTGAGCAAGTCGATGGACGTGGCAGCTGGTTCGGTGATTGATCTGTTCGACACGTTCGACAAGGTCTATGGTCTTCCTCATCACAGATTCCGTAATATTGCCGCTTCTTTGAAGTTCGTACAAGAGCAGTCTGGTCTAACCGGTGAGGAAGTACTCAGTCTGGCGAAGTCGTTCGAGGACTTGCTGGCTCGAGTCACTGGTGGTGCCAAGGGGGCTAAGGAAGCTGCTTTGGTTGAGATGACAGCGATGGCCGGCGCGATGAAGAAGGTTGGTATCGATATCCAGCCTCTTGGCCAACAGTTCTCCGAAGCGCTCAAGGAGCACAGCGAAAAGGGCGCGCTGTTCCTATCTTCTATCGTTGAGAACACCGGAATGTCGATGGCGCAAGTGCAAAAGCGTATGCGCGCAGGCGACATGATCTTGCCGCTTGAGTTGGTGGTCGAGAAACTCAAAAAGCTGACGCCCGAGTATATTCGAGTCAACGAGGAGAGGCTTGAGGAAGAACTGGGGATGAACTTTGCGCAGATGATGCGACTGCGCAAGCTAAGGACGCAAGACATCCGTATTATGGTCAAGCAAGCCAAGAAGGAGGGCGAACGAGCGACATTGCATAAGAAGAGGGCGTTGGCTACGCAGGCTGCTTTGGAGCGTGTGTGGAATAGTCTAAAGCGCACTTGGGAAAGGCTCGTGCTGTCGCTTGGTGGGTTGTTTGCCCGAGTAATGGCGAAGGCAGCGGATAGGGCTATACCTCTGTTCAAGAGGATCATTGGTAAGCTTGGCGAATGGGTGGAGTGGGTTGCATCGCCAGCTGGAGGAAAGGCAATCAGTCGTTTCTTTGGCATTATCGGCGAGATAGGTTCGAAGACGTTTAAGCTAATTGGCAAGATGTGGGATACCTATTTCAAGGACAAAGTAGAATGGTTGCTGACACCAGCTGGCGGTG